TTATCGTAGTCGAGGATAACAACGGCAATGCCTTCCTTATGGGATTAGAGCACGGAGCAGAGGTAACGGGTGGATCTATCGTAACGGGCGCTGCTTATGCAGACCTAACGGGATACAACGTAACCTTTACCGGTCAAGAGCGTGTGCCTGCTAACTTCCTAAAGGGTGCGATTGCAAATGATCCATTCGCTGGATTATCTGGAACGAAGCCTACGATGGTATTCGGAGCATAATTATCCAATGGATAAAGATAAAGGGGGGGCTTCGGCCTCCTTTTTTATTGAGGCATATCCCACTTTGTAGCGACTTTGGGTTATTTAGGTATGATTTTCTTATCATATAATGCCCAACAGGATATCACCTTGCCAATCCGTGACTGGAAGTACGGAAACGATGACCTCACGAACTACGGAGACTACTGGCGCATACAAGCCAAGTTCGTAAATAAGGACACGAGAGAGGTAATTACCTTTACTCTGGTGAGCCCATCTTTTGATGAAGACACAAGGGAGCTTACATTTGCGTATAATAGCGCAACACTTGATCCGGAAGTACCCTACATTTTACGCCTTGAAGACCAGAGGTACGCAGCAGGAGTCGCTAACCAATATGAGGATAGGGTGATAGCAGATGCAGGGACAATCGAGGCTCTGGCTTGCGTAACGACTGAGCTCACGGGTTTAGGTGCGGACGATGCTAAGGTGCTGACCATTGACAAAATTTATATGCTGCCGAGTGGTGGTACGATCGATAACTATCAACCTGTGCTGCAGACAACCGAGCGCACTATGAACAATGACTTTGTGATCTATGGCGAATAATATCCGACTAATCAATCTGGCGTCTTATACCACGCCACAAATCAGCGAGAACCCTCGCTTGAGCTGGGTGGAGTATGGCGATGACAATCAGTTTTTTAACTACCTTATCGATAGGGCTAACGGCTCACCTACTAATAACGCAGTGATCACGGGAATCGTGGATATTATCTACGGCAAGGGAATCGATGCATCCAACTCAGATGCTAACCCTTCCGGGTATCTGGAGCTGCGTAGGCTTATCCAGCCCGAGCAACTTAAGAGGGTAGTAAATGACTACTATATGCTCGGCAATGGAGCGTTCCAGATTATCTATACTGCTGACAAGAGCAAGATAGCGGAGGTATATCACATCCCAGTCGAGACGTTAAGGGCAGAAAAGTGCAACGAAGAGGGAGAGATCGAGGCCTACTATATGGCTTACGATTGGAGTAAGGTTCGAAATAAGAACCAAGCGGAGCGCATCCCAGCGTTTGGATACGGAGCAGCATCCGATAAAGCAGAGATCCTTTACATACGCCCGTACCGAAGTGGCTCGTACTACTATTCACCGGTGGATTACCAAGGTGGGCTTCCATACGCTGAGATGGAGGAAGAGATAGCCAACTACCATATCAACAATATCAAGAACGGACTTGCTCCTTCTATGATTATCAACTTTAATAACGGCATCCCACCGCAGGAAGAGCAGGACAATATCGACTTTGCAATTAAACAGAAGTGGAGTGGTAGCAATAACGCAGGCAAGTATATCCTCGCCTTCAACGATGATAGCCAAAAAGCTGCTACTATCGAGCCCGTTACTTTATCGGAGGCACACCTGCAGTACGAGTTCCTCAGTAGTGAAAGTACGAGCAAGATTCTGGTATCGCATCGGATCACCTCGCCTATGCTCTTCGGGGTAAAGGATGGTACTGCTGGATTGGGAAGCAATGCCGATGAAATTAAGAATGCTTTTAATCTGTTGGACAACACGGTGATCCGCCCTAAGCAGGAACAGATCGCTGCTGGCTTGGATATGATTCTTGCTTACAATAACGTAAGCCTCGACCTATACTTTAGGACATTGACTCCTGCGGAGTTTGCTGATGTCAAAGAGGTGAGCGATGAAATCGTGGTCGAAGGTGCCCCGGTTGCAGAAGTAAGTGAGGCAACGGAGGATCTTATCAAAAAAGATGCATCCTACAATGGTGCCCAGATTGCCAGCTCTCTGGATATTATGAGAGCCGTTACGGAGGGAGTGCTTACGCAAGACCAAGCGATTACGTTCCTCGTACAGATGCTACAATTCGACCCACAAGTAGCGCAGGCTCTTTTCGTGGGCAACTCCTCTGCCGTTATTACGCAGATGAAATCTCAAAAGGGGGGAAGGGATGGCCTCCCTTTTCTGATGGAGGAGCTTGCTGCTGAACTGGTAGCGAAGCTTCAAGATATCGGAGAGAGCGAAGAGGAACTACTTGCCGAATATGATATGGTCGATTCTGAAGTAGTCGATAGCGAAGAGGACGAGTACGATGTCGAGGCATACCTAAACTCAAGGACTGAACTTGTGGCGCAGGATCCCAGCGAGCAAGATTCGAAGAGATACAAGGTACGCTACTTCTATGCGAAGGGTACAAGTGCAAGCCCCTCCGGGCCAAGCAGAACCCTATGCCGTAGCCTTATCGCTGCTAAGAGAGTATATCGGATGGAGGACATCAAGGAACTAAGCTCTAACGGGGGCGCAGAAGCGCAGGGAGCCTCTTACAGCGTCTGGTTGTATAAGGGTGGGGCTAACTGCTACCATCGCTGGGAACGTAGGGTATATCGCAAGAAACTGACGAAGGATGGCGAGATCTATGGAGGTGGTACTTTGAGTGGCACGACTATCATTAACGTAAACGAAGCGGTACGTCAAGGATTCAAGCTGCCTAAGAACCCAAAGGAGGTCGCTATCGCACCTATCGATTCGGACTACCAAGGCTATACTCCTGCTTACGCTCAGAGTAAAGGGATACCCAAATAGTCGCAATATCCGAGCAATCGGGTTTATTAAATATGGCATACGCTCTCTTTGTTTCACCCGATGATATCGTAAAGCGTACCGCTATATCCGGTAACGTAGATCGGGATCAGATGGTGCAGTATATCAAGACCTCGCAGGACATACATATCCAAGCGTTGCTCGGGACTGCGTTGTACGATAAACTCAAGAACGATGTGATTGCAAATACCCTCACGGGCAACTACCTTACCTTGATGAATGACTACGTGCAGGATGTACTGGTACATTACACGATGGTGGAGCTGCTTCCGTTTTTGACTTACAAAGTAAGCAACGGGGGAGTATTTAAGAAGCAGAGCGAGAATAGCGAGAGCATCGACAAGAGCGAGCTGGAGTACTTGATCCAGAAGGAGCGAGATACGGCAGAGCATTATGGCAGGCGTTTAGTTAATTACTTGACATTTTACGGAAGCCTTACTCCGGAGTACTACGCTAACCAGAATGGGGAGATGTATCCTACGGATGGGCAATCATTTCACGGATGGTATTTATGAATAGATACGGAATCAAAAGGAGCAACATCCAGAAGCTCCGGGTATTTTTAAGCAAAAAGAAGTGAGCAATTTTATATCGTGGGGAGTAGTGTACTGCTCTACTTGGTTTGGCCAAATGGACGAGACTACTCTGTCTATCCAGAATCAGTCAGCACCTCCGTGCTTCGCTCCTGCTAATGAGATTGTAGAGCAGTTTGAGACTCGGGTGCTGAACGATGGAGGCACGTTTGAGGGCTTCGATTGCTTGACTGCTGCCCTGCAGGACTTGGGTGAGGACACCTACTATGATATTTTTGATACGTATATTCAGCGTATGACCGATGACGGAGCAACATTGGAGGGAGAGGACTGCTTAATTGACCAACTATTTATTTTGAATTAATATGAGTTTTTTTGATGACGCAAGTCTGGTAATGATTCCTTCGGGATACAAAGACCAAAAGGTTTACTCGGTTAAGCCGACCGATGGTACTGGCGACCTAACCTTCAGCCGTGCCTCAAGCGCCACCCGTGTGCAAAGTGACGGCCTAATTGAAAAGGTGCGGAGTAACCGCTTCACATACTCGCAGGCTCTTGCTAATGCGGCTTGGCAAACTACTACCGATGGTGGAGCAATTACGAAAACGGCAAACGCTGGTACTGCTCCCGATGGAACTAATACTGCAACTCGTGTTCAAATTGGCGGAGGCGGAACTTATAGCCTCGTTTATCAAGGTGGAGTTAACCCTCTTGGGTTGGTGGTAATTAGTGGTTACTTCAAGCGATACGGA